CCTTCACTTTCTTGTTCCAGGGGCCGGGCACCATGGACTCGATGTACTCCGTCACGGAACCGAAGGACTGGAAGGTCTGGCCGAAGAAACTGATTCTTCGGTTTTCCCACTCGTGAGCGTCGCCCTTTGGGATGCTCAGCTCGTAGACGGAGCGCTTCCCGTAGAGCTGGAGCTCGGACACGACCTCCGCCGCCGCCGTGGGCGTCACCAGCACGTTCGCCACGTCCTGGGCCGTCTCCTCGTAGATCGGCGCGTGGAACTCGTCCTCCCCGGTCTGCACCCGCTCATAGAGCGTCACGGTGATCCCCCGGATCATTCCGTTACCTCCGCCGCGAGGGACATCAAGGGGTTGCCCGCGCCGATCCGCTGCCCCGCGCCCAGCAGGAGCTTCTCGGTCTTTCCGAGGTAGAGCTCTCCGCTCGCGCCGCCGCTGATCGTCCAGGACTGGGTATAGCCTCCCGCTGCCATGGAGCCCTGTGTGGCTCCCATTGGCACGTTGTAGGTCGTTCCGTCCCCTATGGCCCGGATCACCATCCGGCAGGACACGACCTTCTTAGCCTCAGCTCCCGCATCAGCGTTGAAAGCGTCAATTAGGATAGCCGCGTCCTCCAGCAGCGCCTCGATCACGGTGTTCTCCGCCGCGGTGTAGGCCCGAGTGCTCCGCTCCTGAATGTCCTCTGTTGTCGCATACGTCATGGTGCTGCGGCCTCCTCTCTTACGCCTTGGTCTTCTTCTTCGGCGTCTTCACAGGAGCGGCGGGTGCGTGTCCCGCCGCCTTGTACTCCTCGACACGGGATTCATGAATCCACATGATCCCGCCGGTCAGTTTGTTAATGAACTTTACCATCAGGCCTGCGGCGTCTCGCCGGTCAGCAGGTTGAACACAGAGGTGTCAGCCCGGAAGCCGACCTCGATCTCGGCACGGACGGCCACCATGTTTTCCTGCCACAGGTTGTGGTTGATGGCGGAAGTGCCGGAGCCCACGGTGATGGTGGCGTTGTCGGTGATGTCGATCTTCACGCCCTCCACAGTGCCGAACATGGCCTGCGTCCAGTCGCCCGCGATGCCCACAATGGCAGGGGTGCCGGAAGTACCGGCGGTGCCGGCCTTGTACACGCCCTTGCTCATGTAGGTGGGCACGCCCAGGATCATGGGGATCGCGCCCTCCGCCACGTTATTCACGAACAGGGGCCGGCCGGTGGACTCCGTGGCGCTCAGCAGGATGCCGCGGGCCTGAGGGCTCAGGGCGATGCCGTTCATGATGCCGCCGTGGGTGGCAATGTCGGTGTCAGCCGCCACAAGGCCGTCATAAGTGGACGCGTTCGCGGAGGCGAACAGGCTCTGCGCCGTGCAGGCCGCGAAGTTATCAAAATTCTCGCCGGGAACGGGGGTAGCGCCGATGACCGTATTGTCGAAGGTCTGAGACAGCGCTCCGGGGATGCGGGCGATCAGAGCGTCATACAGGCTCTTCATATCGCGGGTGAACTCCTCGGAGAACATCTCAATGACGGCGATCTTGTACGCCTGCATGAGCTTGGTGTTGACGGTAGGGTTGCTGACGGGCTTCACGCCGGTCTCAGCCACCCACGCCGCGGTGGGGTCGCCGGTGATCATGGGGATGGTCAGGCCGCGGCCCGGCAGGTTCACGCGGCGGGCCAGCCGCATGATCGCGCTGGTCTCCTGAGTCTTCTGAAGGATTTCACTGCTGACCTCCGTGGGGAGGGCAATCGCAGTTCTGTTGATCTGGGTTCCGCTTGCCATTTTTTCATTTCTCCTTTATGGTGTTTTGTTGAGTGCGGCGCTGGCCCACTCCGCGAACTGATCCCGGGTCGAGCCTCCGGACGGGGGAGCTGACTCTCCGCCGTCGTTGGTCTCCGGATACATCTGCACGGGGCCGCGCCATTTGAGTATTGCGTCCGCCTGTTCTTTGCAGGCCTCCTCCGTCTCTCCGGTCAGAAGGCTTGCCGGAACACCAGTGGAGGCGGACACTTTATCACGGGCGTTCCGAATGTTGATGTTTTTTTGGAGAGCGTCACGCTGCGCCGTCAGAGCCTTGGTGTCTGTGTTGTACTTCGCCTCCCAGTCCTCCATCCCTTTCAGTTCACCCTGTGTCTTGGTGAGCTGCGTCTGTAGCCCGTCCCGCTCGCTGGTCAATGCGGTGATGGACTCCTGCAGCGGATTGACGGTTTTCCCGTATTCCGCCATGATTGCGTCGATTGCCGCGTCCGGCAGCCGCGCTCCTTCTCCTAGATCGAGGTTTTTCAGAAATTCGCGCTTCATGATTTTCTCCTTTCCCGCTAACGCCTTTGTTGCGGGGTCGGCTTCCCCGGTGCGGGTGTCCCTGTTTCGCCCGGGACTAGGCGAAATTGGTATAACAATAGCCCGCGCCGTCCGGCACAGGCTGCGTTATTGAGTTGTGGGCATAGAAAAACCACGGTGCCGCTTAGCATCGTGGTTGATCTGTTTTTTTCGTACACTTTCGGACAAACCCCTGTCAATGCCTCGAAATTGCCGTGTTTTTGCCATCATATTTCGTACACCTTCGGCCATTCCGGGTATAGAAAAAGCACCTGCCATTCAGCGGGTGCTTGAATATGTGGTTGTTAGTTATTCTTCGACGATCTCAAACCATGACGCCGGATACGCATATTCTTCACCAAATTTGTCTATTACGCATACCATCTCGGTATTGCCAAATTTGGTCTGAGGAAGGAACGCGGCGTATACTTCGCCTTTTATGAATCCGTATTTATCATCCTGTGTAAATCGAACTTTCACTTGCTTATTCCCATTCATCGACGTAAACACAGCCTCCCTTCGTTTTTACTTTATACTCGACTCGACCAACTTCCTCATATTGGAAGATTGCAGATTACCATTTCCCGCGCCGGTTGTCAAGCCCTTTTCCCCTTCCCTCCTCGCCGCATACGCCGCCCGTTTCTGGGCGCGGATGGTCGGGGCGTTCTCGGCGTAGTGCGCCCGGCGCATGGCGTTGATCTTCTCCTGGGGGGTGCTGCCCTCGGCGTTTTCGTACATCTCCAGGTACTTGTCCGGGTCGTAGCCCTGGACCCCGCTCTTTCCGTCGAAGCGGACGCAGTACTCGCAGTCGCAGTTGGCGTGGATGTGGGAGGCGTGGCGCTCCGCCCCTTTTTTGCTCTGCCGCTGCCAGCCCCGGCTCGCCAGGGTCAGGCAGAAGGCGCAGGTGTCTCCCATGGGCACCCAAGCAAACTCGGCCCCGTCCCGCCGGGCGTTCTGCAGCATGGTGTCGGCTCCCACCTGCTTCACCAATCGGCCCACCGTGTCCGGCACGCTCTCCGGGTTCGTCTTCATGGTGCCGTAGACCGCCTTTGCAGTCTCGCCGTAGGTGGCCGTGGGCGCCGGCTCCGCTGCGGGGACTCTGGCCCTCTGTGCGGCGGCAATCTCGTCATACATCTCACAGGCCAGCTCGCCCGCGGCCTCTCCGTAGCCTGTGGACAGGGCGTAAGCCGTCCCCACCGTCTGATCCGCCGGGGCCGTCGGGTGTTCGTCCATCCAGGTCTGCATCCGTTCCGATGCCCTCTGGTTTACGGCGCTCAACCTATTGATGTAATCTTGCCAGTCACTCTGCCGTATCTCCATGGCCGAACTCCTCTGTCAGGAACTGAAGCCCCCGCGTCCGGGCCTCTTGCGCTTTTATCCTGCGGATATCCGCCTGGTCAAAGCCGACCATCTCCAGATATACGTCCGTGTGCCCGAACCCTTCCCTTGTGGACGCGATCTTAACCGCCGCGTCCGCCGTCGAGGCGATGGACGGCATGGCCGGATTTTTAAAATGTGCCACGACCTCCTGCTCGTCCTCCGTCAGCTCGTCAACGGTCACATTTCGGGCGATGGCCTGTGCCATCAGCGCGATGGTGTGCAGGCTGTCGCCATTCCCCGCGTTCAACTGCTCCGCCATCAGGATCAGCGTCTGGCTCTGCGCCAGGATCGCCTCGGAGCTCGTGGGGTTCGCGTCGTTGGTTACCCCCACGTCCGCCACGGTCAGACCGGTAGCCGCGGAGAACTGTGTCGCCAGCATTCGAAGCATCTGCACATGGGGCTCAATAGTGCCCTGGCTCAGCTGTCCAAACTCCGGGTTCTCGCCGGTCTCCGGGTTGGTGGTCGCCGCCATCAGGGAGCCGACGTAGTTTCGGAACTGCTGGGAGACGACCGCGTCATACTGGTCATCCGTCAGGCCCAGAAGATATTTTTGCGGGCTTGTGGCGAACTCCAGCCCGATGGTGGCGTTTGCCATGGTGCGGACGTACTCCTGGATCAGGCGGCGGATCGGCTTTTTCAGCCGGGACCGGCCAAAGGGCTTTTTCGTGGTAGCGTTCCAGATCAGAGGCTCCATCAGCGGCCGGCCCATGCTGTGGGGACGCCGCCCCGCCGTCCAGTCGCTGTCGTCCCGGCCGCGCCGTAGCTCCCACAGGTCTGTATCCGTGTGGAAATAAACGAGACATGGCTTCTGATCTTGCAAGGTCTTGTCTTTCGTCCAGTCGATGATGGCGAATCCCGCCCCGATCCGGCCCTTTGCCCCGCTCCATTCCGCCGCGGCGTTTTCTGGGCTGTGGAACCGAATCCTGCACCGAAGCTCCGGATCTGCGCCGAGCGTCGCGAAGGTGCACCCATACTTCAGCTCGTCACGGCAGGCTTTGGCGTACTCCGCCCGGAGCCTGTTGGCGGACATGATGCTGTTCATGGCCTCCGCGTCCTGTCCGTTTTTCCCCACGAACCCGTCAAACATGGAACGAGATGCCAGCACGTCCACGGCTTTCTCTCCCCAGGCACACCCGATCTCCAGTCCGCTCATGCCCCTCGGCAGCGCAAGTCCCAAATTGACCTCATTCAGCGCAATGTGGCCTTCGTAATACCTCCGTTTTAAAGCGTTCGCCTGAGCGTGGCTGTTATAGGTATCGATCAGCCGCCCCAGAGTCTCTCTTTCGTTTTTCGGCAAGCCCTTCGCCTGCGCCATGCTATGTGTCAGCTGCAATTCAACATCCCACCTTCATTTTTCTGCTTGGATCTCTCTTGCTTGTCCGGCAGCCCCACAGGGCCAGAGCCGCCGCCTCGATGGGCGCGGAATCGTCCCCGCCAAAGCCCCAGCCACCGCCGATAGGACGCTTCACGGAGTTCACAGCGGAGTCCCGCAGTACATCCTGTTTCGCGTACCATGTAACGGTCTGTTCGCTGAGTTCTGTGGTCAGCAGACTCGCCGCGGCGATTACATCTTTGACGCTGGGCCGCATGACCGAGGTTTTGTATTTCCATGTGCCTCTGATCCTGTCCACCAGGAGATCCACGCCATTTCTTCCGTCGATCACCACACAGGACGCGATGTCATATCTGGCGTTTAACCAGTCCGCCAGCCACTGGATGCCAATGCCGGTCGGCCTGCGCTCGATCAGCGTGATCCGCGCCGGACCGTCCTTCGGGCTTACAGCCCCGCACAGGGCTACCTCCGACCCATCCGCCGAGAATTTCACGCCATACGCCGTCTTTCCCTCCGGCTTCTCATCTTCTGAGCGGCATTTTTCCCACGCCTGCCTGTCTATGGCGTAATCCACCCGCTCTGTCACCGCCGGGGACCACCAGCCGAGCCGCTCTCGGGCGAAGGTATCCGGGTCCATCTGCTCCGCTTCCCCTTCAATCGTGGATTGCAGGATGCGGCGGCCCAGCGCGGGATTCGTTTCCGTCCAGCGGCTTTTGTCCATCACGTCGCCGATCTCCTTCACAGAGAACTCAAACCACGACGTTTTTTTCGAGCCTTTGGATCGGTCCCGGATGCCACGAAACACCGTGCCGACAGCAGAGGGATCGGGCGGCGTTCCCACATAGATTGTCTGCGGGTTAAGACTGGCGGAGATCGCCGGCAGAAAACTGGCCTGCTGGTTCTCGTCCATCTCCTGCGCCTCGTCGATAATCAGAAGATCCCCATGCTGGCCGCGGCCTCCGTTTCTGGTTCGCGCCAGAAACTTCACCCTCGCCCCGCTTTTCAGTATGATCTGTTCCCGGCCCAGGGCGGTTTTTATATCCTGAACGTATTTTTTCAGCCTTGGCCCATCAAAAAACGAGGCCATCTCCTCAAACGTCTCCGTGGCCGTCTTTTGAAGATGCGCCGTGTATATGACTTGTTCATTGAACAGAATCATTCCGGCTTCCGCCCGTCCCTGAACCAGGAGGGACTTCCCATTCTGCCGGGGGACACTGCCGCCGCAGGTGGAACTTGCCCATCGGCCGGACACGCTCCGCCCCATCCAGTCGCACAGGATCGCCGATTGCCAGGGGTCAAGGATCAGACCGCCGGCCCGCAGGATCTTCTCTGCATCGTAGCCGTCGCTCGTCTTATATCTTGGAGCGATTCTTACGGACGGCTCCTGGCTTCCCATCAGCGTTCCGCGCTGAGAGGATCTCGCCGATCTCGTCATCCGCACTATTCCCTCCTTCGATCTCCTCAATCTCCCGAATCGTCTCGCGGTATTGTTTCGCCAGTGCCGCGAGAGACTTCTCATCCGCTATATCCATGCTCGCAAGCAGCCGCGCTTCCAACTCTTTTAATTTATCTAATCTATCCATCAAAACTCCCTGTGTGTAAATCGGCGCTGGACGGCGCTGGAGCGCCAAAATGCGGGGCGGGGGGCCTCCCCCACCCGCACCCCGCGCCGGCGGTGTCACCAATCGCCGTCGAGCACGATCCGTCTTGCCTCCGCCACCCCTGCGCCCCACCGGAAATCGAGCTTCGCGCCTTTAGCGGCGTTGCATACCAGGTGGGCAGCTTGAACATTGTTAGGATCTTGAGCGGCCGCCCATGGAGAATCGTACCCGAACTGCTTCCATCGGCTGACGGGAAGAATCTCATCGATGACGAACGACAGCGGATGTTGTGGGTCTGACGGTTCATCGTAGTGGATCGGACCGAGCCGGCCGCGGCAGATAGCGCAGGGAGCGTCCATGGCGCGGAAGCGTGCACGCTGTTTTCGACGGAGGTTTCCGTTTCTGTATCTTGGATTAGAAGCCAAACCGCTCACCTCGCTCCACGATCCGTATCACATCCGCCGTCCCGGCATGCCCCGGTTCCCGGCAGGAAGCGCGGCCGGCTGTCCCGGGCATCCCGTCTGCGACGCACCCGCCCCACAAGGATCCGTCCCCGGCGTTGTGATGCACCTTCGATCCCCACTAGAAACCTGATCGGGAGGATACCCGCACGAAAACGTAACAAGCACCGGGAGCGTCTGCCCTCTGTGCTTTATTACACATTACACATTATCACATGGCCGATGTGAAATACTAGGAAATAATAAGCGGAGCGCCTCTCTCAAAAGCGCCCCGCCATATATTCTTCTATCTCTCTTTAAGTTGATGCCAATTTCATGGCCGGATATTTTGTGTCATAATTTCGCGGCTGTTCTCCAGCGCGGGGAGCAGAGCGCCGCCGGCTGTTCCCCTGGCGCTTTAGGACTGCATGGGTATCACCAGCTTTCCACTCATTAGATCAGGCAAAAGCGCGTCCCGGAACTCTGCAAGCAATCTATTTTCTTGATTGTTCAAGTACATAATATGTTGTTTCCACATTTGCAAGAATAGCGAAAGAATTTCTGGGAACTGTTCTTTGCTTTTGTTTTCAATCTTAAATTCGGCGGCGTTTTTGCTGAGCTGGATAAAACTTTCTTTTTCTGCTTTCTGCCCGACAATGGCAAAACTATCTGATATATCCGGCTGATTTTTCATCATAACGAAAATCTCATAAAGACCAAGCGATTTAGCAAGGCTTTCGTTTACCGTCAGTTTTAGCGCGTTCTTTGCTTCCACAATGCGGTTATAATCTGCCGCTATGTCTGCATAGCTTCTGTGACGTTCGTCTCGTTCCTGGAACTCTATGTATCTTGACGGCACAAGTGTATATTCCGCGTCTTTGATTTCCTCGATGGACGCCGCCTTGCAAAAATCGGGAACGTTTTCGTGTTCCTCAATAGCTTTTATTGCCTTAGCCATCCCCTCATCTGTCAGGACTTTGACCGTCTTATGATATGTCCTGTTCTCATGCGAATCGCCGCCAAACTGCCCGTTTTGATCGCGCTGTTCTTCCGCGTATTCATGCCGCATATCGACCATTTCAATTTGCATGGTCTTTTTGTTCTTGTTCAGCACCAAAACGCAAGTTGCGATTGATGTTGCCTCAAACATTTTATCTGGAAGGGAAATAACTGCTTCAATCAAATTGTTTTCTATAAGGCGTTTTCTGATTTCTGCCTCTTGCGGTGTATCTGTGCTTAATATCCCGTTGGGAAGGAGGAGCGCCGCCTTTTCGTCTATCCAATCAAGCGCAGTCAAAATAAACGCATAGTTCGCGTTACTATCGGGAGGCACATCATAGCCCGAAAAGCGCGGTTGAATCTGTGCAAAAATCGGGGCGCTCCACTTTAAGTTATATGGCGGGTTAGATACAAGTGACCTTGCCAAATCGCTCCCCCCTTCTCACTTCCCATGATTTTGATACCTCCATCTCTAAAATATCCGCTTGGTGTATCGTTGCCTGAATATTCCGAAGAGCCATGTTGAACAGCAAAAACGGGATTACATTCTCGTCAATCTCGTAGAGCGTGAAAACAGTATCTTGATTCTCCATCCAACGCTGAATCGTTAACGCGCCACTTCCAGAACACATATCAACCGTTTCGGAGCTATCTCCAATCAACCGAGAAAGAAATTGCGCAAGGCTTTTTGGTGTATAATCCTGCTTCTTATCTTTTCGATCTGCGCAGTAGTATTGATAAATCATCTGAAGCCAATCAACCGACAAATCACCATCCACCAAATCATAGAAGGACTGCATTTTGTCCGTGTCATTTTCTATTACACACTTCATAATGGCAGGGCCTAAATCTGTTGCGTTGTCAACCAAGAATAGCGCTGACGTTTTTGTCACAAGCTCTTTAAGCTCCATGTATGTACTCCTCCGCCGCCTTGAGCGCCTCGCCGTGAAGCTGAGTTATGCGTCTGTAAGTGTAATTCATCTCCACGGCTATCTGCTCCCATGTTTTGATGTCCACATAGCGCTTCATCAAAACGTCCCTGTATCTCACGTCCAGCAACTGGATGATGACGGAAAGGATCTCCTGCTTGATGTCATACAGCCTGTCCACTTCCCGGTCAATCATGTCCTCCATCGCCACGAGGCCGTCATACTTGTGCGGGTCTTTGGTGCCGTCCACCACATCGCCCGTGTAACGTGCTGTTGTGGATGTCAGCCCTGTCCACAGCTTGTCCCTCGTTTCTAAGAGACTGTTTATGTGGGCATCCAACCGCCGCCCACGGGCAAACCATTCTTTTGTTGTCAAACCAGTCCTCCTAAAATCCCCACTTGACAGGTCGCACGGGCTTTAACTTCTCCGGCTCGACATCCACGAAAAAGCATTCCTTCACGCCGTTGTCGAACGTCACCTGATACCAGCGCCCCGATGGGTGTATGTAAGTCACGGTGCCTGAATATTCTGGACGCGCACTACACACACCGCGGCTCTTGCTGATTGCCATGTCAGGCCCGAATGTTTCCGGCTGGATCATAATACGGTCGCCTACTTTCATTCCTATCCAGCGTCCTCCATTACTGGGCTTTCCGCTTCACCTTTTGTCAGTTCAATCATTTCTCCACCTCCACGGGGCTTTTGAGCCAGTCGAGCCACATATCCTCACAATCTCTAATCGGCTCCATGGAGAAGCACTTTTCTTTCAAATGACAATAGCCACATTCGTTGGCTGCGAAACAGTATGCCAGTTCCTCATCCGAAAGGCTTCTGATGCGGTCTGCGTTGGTGATGGGCTTATAATTTTTGTTTGCAATGCCACACTCAACACAAGTCGCAGAGTATGACGCTTTGTCTTTGTGCACACAGGTGTTGCAATCGCCTCTAATCATCTTCCGCGCCTCCCATCTGAGCGCCGCAGTTCGGGCAGAAATTTGCATCGCCTCTTCCGGCGTTAACACCGCGCATATCAAGAAAATTCCCGCATTTGTGGCATTTTACGATGTGTTTGTCACAACGCACCCACGCACTTTTGACATTCTCCCGCACATCGGCGGCAGGGAGAGATTTTATTACACGGATTGCTGTGTTTAAGCCAGCACAAACTGCTATATCATAAACTCTTTTATCGTATTCATCTGCGGCTATTTTGAAGGCTTTAATCGCCGCTTCCTTTTCGATGTACTCTTTAGCCACACCCGTACTCCTGTTCCCACGCCTCTTTTGCTTCTTCGGGCGTGTCGTAGCCGATGTCATCCATGAGCAAGGCCTGTTCTACCCACTCGTCACCGTAGGCGTATTTTACGGGAACGTCATCCCGATACATGATGTATAACTCAGCCATCCCCGTCACCGTCCTCTCCATCTTTGCAAGGCTCTGAAAGGTTCTTGTAAGGTGCCCGTCTGTTCCACGCATCGAACATGGATGATTGGATTTTGTAGTTGCGGCAGAAGCATGGCACGTCTGGGTGAAGGCCATAGACGACATCGGGATTTA